GTTAGTGGAACAACAGGTCAGTTATTTGAGGCTTTTAGAGATAGAAAAGCTCGACAACTACCTAAATCCTTACAGCCAGTAGGAGATCAATCAGCCATTACATCAGGCATTAGTTTAAACTTACTAGCTAAAGCATCCACACCACGACCATCTGGCATTACAGAAACTGGTTTAACACCAACAGAGCAGGCTTTATTATCACCTGAAGAACAATTAATAAGACTTAGATCAAGAGGAATGGCATAATGTCTAGAGAAGATTTTGAATCGTTTATAATAGATCCAAACATAACAGATCAGGGTATTGATGTATCTGGTTTAAGAACAACCACTGATACTAGTCCTTTATTACTAGCTAAATTAGAACCCGGTATACGGTACGATCCTACATTACAATCTTCTTATTCAGATCTTTTAAGGTATTTTTCTGGTGGATTACCCATGTTACCAGAAACACCAACAGGTGGAGAAGGATCAGGCGGAGGCGATAGTGGAATTACAGCTGCTTCTACTGTTCAGCCTACAACGCCTGTAACAGGTGGCGGGGTTAATACTCCTTTTGAACAAAATTTAATTGATCAAGGTATTGGAGTTCAAGGAGCGCCAGGCGATCCTGTTGTAGCTCCAGGCGAAATGCCAGTTACACAAGAAGAAATGGATGCCTTTAATCAGATACCAGTTACACCTGTAGGTGGACAACCAATAGACCCAACAGGAATGCTTCCACAAATTCCAACTCAACCAGATTTAGGAGAAATTACAGCAGATGATTATGGTACACCAACTTATGCTGCTGGAACAGCAACATTAGAAGATGCAGGAGCAATTGGAGACATGGAAATGCCTGGCTCAGATTATGGCTATGAAATAACTCCACAAGCAATTGATCCAACTGGTATGTTACCACAAACTTCCTCGGCACGTTATATGGTTCCAGGAGCTCTAGGTGTAGATCCAAATGAAAAATTAGATTTTAAAAGTGCAGAAGATGTTGCTAAAAAATTTAATTTTGATCCTGCATCAGCTGCTGTAAAATTTGCAATTAACTCAGCGGTTGGAAAACCAGTTACGTTTTTTATAGATGTGTTAAAAGATATTCTACCACCTGCAGATCCAAGACACACAGCGATGAAAGAATTTTATAATTTAGATGAAACAGGTAAAGTTGCAAAAGGTGAATTAATGGCAGGCTATGGTCCTGTGCATGGTGGTCTTTTTGGTGATACACAGTATGGATTACAAGAAGCTTATGATAAAAGAATAGAAACTGTTGGAGAGACACTCCAAAGAAATTATGGTTTTTCAGATGAAGAAATAGAACAAATTAAAGCTGGAAACATTACAGATGCAATGAGGGAAAAAGCATATAACGAAAAAATGGGTACAACAACAAATAATTTACAAAAATTAGCAGACTTAGCAGAAGCAAAAGAAAAAGAAAAAGCTAGATTAGATTTATTCTCAGGAGATATACAAGATACAGGAGACGCCACTGTTGCAGAAAAAATAGCATTACAGGATAGATTAGGAATAGGGGGTGATATAGGGGTTGAGGGTGAAGATGAAGGTAGATTTACTACACCAACTACAAACATTACATCTGATCAAATTGATGAGTTTGACACTACACCAGTAACAGACATAGGTGTTGAAGGAGAAGATGCAGATAGATTTACTACTTTACCAGTAACAGACATAGGTGTTGAAGGAGAAGATGCAGATAGATTTACTACTTTACCAGTAACAGATACAGCGGTAATACCTGGAGTTAAGCCTGGGGAGTCAATATATTCTAGTGCAAGACTTAATGATCCTAATATTTTAACTACAGATACAGCACCAGTAACAACAACTGGAGGACCACCAATTGTTTTAAATCCTGAGCCAGGTACTATATCAGGGACACAACAAATTCCTGAAATAAAAGATTATGTAGAAACTGAAGATTTAAGTTTTACTGACCCTAACGATAGATCTAGTATAATAGATAAGGCTCAAGAATTAGGTATTGGAAATGTAGATAAACATTTTGAAAATAATTCAAAATTAGCAAAAGCTAGAGATGAAGGTATAATTTCAAGTGAAGATTATAATATACTTGGTGGATACGATGTTGCTGAAAATATAACAGGAGGAAGTAAAGTTTTAGGAGGTGCTATTAATCTTGTTGGATCTCCAATTTATAACGCGGCACAAGCAGTTCTTGATCCTGAAACACAAAAACTAGAAGATATTCCAGGGACAGTTGCAAGAAACACATTGGGAGGTGCTGGTATTATTAGTTTAGATCAAAAAAATATACACAACGCAATTGTTAATGGTAATTTAGACACTCCAGAAGGTATTGCTGCTGTTAAAAATCAAATAGAACTAAGTCAGTATGAAGATCGAATTATGGGTATGGTTGATCAACCAACAAAAGGAACTTTAGCAGGAGAACCAGGTCTTCCTGATTTAATGGACGAGTTTGACATGACTGCTTTTGATGAACCAATAACAGAAACTACACCTATTGATCCTTTTAAAGATATAGACACAGGAATTGAAGATTTCCCTGATTATGAAATGACAAATTTTGAAAAAACTCAAGCAAAAGAACAAGCAGATGCTCAAAGAAAAATGCAAGAACAAATAGCAGCAGCTGAAAAACAAGAGGCTGCAGTGAGAGATGAAAAAGACAGACAAAAAAGAGAAGCGGATGCTAGAGAAGCAGCAGCAACGAGAGCTAGAGAAGCAGCTGCAGCGAGAGATGAAAAAGACAGACAAAAAAGAGAAGCGGATGCTAGAGAAGCAGCAGCGGCAAGAGCTAGAAAAGAAGCAGCACGAGATGATCCAATTCCTTCACAACCTACTTACACTGCACCAACCAGAACAGTAAGTCGTACTGACACAGATTATGGTCAATTTGGTAGAAGACAAGAAGCTACTTCTGCAGGAGGAGGAAACAATTCTGGAGGCTGTTTCTTAAAAGGAACACAAGTTACAATGGCTGATGGTTCTACTAAAGCGATTGAGCAAGTTGATCTTGGAGACAACGTTGCTAAAGGTGGAAAAGTATTTGCAACAGGTAAATTCTTAGTTGAAAACCTACATGACTACAAAGGAATTAAAGTTTCAGGTAGCCATATGGTTAGTGAAGATGGCAACTGGGTTAGAGTTGAAGATAGTAAACACGGTAAAGCATTGGGAGATAATGAACATACTGTATATGTATTCGGATCAGAGAACAGAAGAATTTTAATTAACGATATATTATTTACAGACTACTTTGAAGTTAATGAACAAGAAAAACTTTCAGAAGGAGATAAATTTTTTGACAACTGGAAGATACATGCAAAAGTAGATAGCGATAATAACGTTAATGTTTTAAATGCAAACTAGAAAATGGAAGCTAGACACCGACTATAAATATTTAGTTGAGTGGTGGAAACAATATGATTTTGGAACTGTTCCAAAAGAATGCTTACCCCCAGATGGAATTGTAGTATTATTGGATAGACCTATTTGTGCCGCAGGACTTTATCTTTGTAAAGGAACTAAATTTGGTTTTATGGAGTGGGTAGTGGTAGATAAAAAAATAGGTTTAAAAACAGCTCACAATGCTTTAAACTTATGTATTGGGGAAATAATACAAATGGCAAAAGACAACAACATTAAACTATTATATACTGTAACAGCTCAAGAAGCTTTACAAAAAAGATATACTAAATATCATGGTATGGAAATAGGGGAAAAAAGTTCTATGACATTTGTTAAAGACCTATCAAATAAACAATATAAAGATTTGGATTTTGTTAAAGATGCCTAAAGATAACGCACTACAGAAAATAGAATCACACGAAAAACTTTGCAGAATAATGCAAAAACAAACTTACGATAGAATGAATCAATTACAAGCTCATATTACTAGAATAGAAAGAATACTTTTAGTATCTATGGGAGCCGTTATGTCAGGCATGGCTGGCGTAATAATTGTTTTATTACAAAAATTGTAACACCTATACGTAAGTCCTACAATTTCCTATATCCAAGCTTTAAGTTCTTCGCCCATAACCTGACTAGCTATATTAATTTTTTTACGAAGAGCTTTTACAATTCTTTCATCAACAGTATCTTTGCAAATTATGTCAATATAAGTCATAGGATATTTCTGTCCAATACGATCTATTCTAGCTTGTGACTGTGTTCTCTTTTCAAGATCATAACCATTAGAATAATAAATCATGGTTGATGCAGCCGTAAGAGTAATACCATAACCACCCGTTGCTGGAGTTCCTACAAAAAATCTACACTCAGGATCTGTTTGAAATTTATTTATATTACTTTGTCTATCTTCTTTAGGTGTTAAACCATAATAATCTACAACAGATTTTTCTCCATACTCTTTAACTATTGCTTTTATTATCTGTGTCATATCTTTTTGCCAATGGCCCCATATAACAACTTTACCTTCAATCTCACCTAATACATCTACTAGTTCGTCTATACGATTGTTAGGTATTTCTTGAGTAGAACCATCATCAGCAGTAAAGTGTCCACATGTTATCTGTTGTAGTCTCATAAGTTGAGTCATTACAGTTGTTGTACTGACCATCTTACCGTTCAATACTGCAAGCGCTTTTTCTTTCATTTGTAGATATAGTTTAGATTGATCTGAACTTAGTTGTACTATACGTTTGATAAATGTTTTTTCAGGTAAATCTAAGCAATCGTCTTTTAATACTCTATATGAAAAAGGTTCTAATTTAGAAGATAATTCCGCTAAATTTCTATAGCCAACAACAATCTGTACAGTCCTACCACTAAAGTTTGCATTACGCATTACGGCGTATCTAGTTCTAAAACCATAATAAGAAGCATGTCCTAAAAGCCAAGAGTCTAAAAATTGGCATTGTGTATATAAGTCTAATGGTGATTTAGTTACAGGAGAACCTGTAAGTATTCTTCTATATTTAGATTGTTTAGATAAAGCTAAAATATTCTTCGTACGTTTAGCACCAGGATTTTTAATGGTAGTGGATTCATCTATTGCAATTAATGTGTTGTGACAGTTTAAAAATTTATTAGCAAACGCTACGCCTTTTTTAGTAGAAAAAGCTTCCACATTCATAATTAAAATATGTAATTCTTCTCCTGATTCGAACAAAGTTTCTAATTTTTTTTCCTGTGTTCTTGTAATCATGGCTTGCCACAAGACCATTTTTTTATCTATGTGATCTACTAAGTGTGTAGGTATCTCAGAATCATGCCAGTTTTGGTATACTCCTTTTGGAGCTATAATTAAAGCAGCATTAATTTTACCTTTGTCGTAAAGCATTGATATATTGTCAATTAATACCTTTGATTTACCTGTACCCATTTCCATAAAATAGGCGTAAACTTGTTTCTCCCATGACTTTTCTAAGGCAGTTAATTGATGCGCGTAAGGTTTAGTCTTAAATTTATAATTTATCATTTTTCTTCTTTCTAGTTGACAATATAAATGTAAAAGATTATATTGTCAAGCATGAAAGAAAAAACATTAAACAGTGAGCCGATAGTTTATCTGCTACAAGAAGTTCCTGGCACAAAAATAGGTCGTCCAAAATATAATATTGTTGGTGCACAAAAATTTGGCCAGATAAAAGTTCTTCTTAGAGAAGATACACAAATCGTAAGAAGTCCAGGACCCATAACTTATCAACTTAGACGTTTGTTAAAAGATTTTTCTGATAAAGATTATTTACTTTTATCTGGAGATCCAAAAGTTATAGGTTTGGCAATTGCTGTTGCGTGTGATATTAACAATGGAAAGTATAAAACGTTAACTTGGGACAGGCAGGAAAAAATGTACTACTCAACTGAGTTTAACATACATGAAAGAGGTGAAATAGATGAGTCAAATAGACTATGAAAAAGATAGAGTACAATCTGTAACACAGGCAGACGCAGCTAAAAGTTTGTCTAGTAAAGTTATAGAATTAAAAAATTTAGAAGACGAAATTGCAAATGCAGAAAAAAGCGTCTCTAAACTTAAAGAGCAAGCTAAAGTATTATCTCAGTTTGAAATACCTGAGATGATGGAGAAGATGCATATTACAAAATTAAAGCTTAAAGACGGTGAGGCTGTAGAAATAAAAAAATTCTATAGTGCTGCTATCTTACCTGAACATCAGGAAAAAGCTTTTCAATGGCTTCGAGACAACGACTTAGGTGATATTATTAAAAATGATATTACCGTTACCTTTGGTCGAGGCGAAGACAACAAGGCGAGCGTTTACGCAGACCTTGCAAAAGGTCAGGGATATGAACCAGTCCAGAAAATAGGGGTTCATGCTCAGACACTTAAAGCAGTAGTCAGGGAGCGTCTTGAAGCTGGACGTGAGATGCCCTCTGACTTATTTAAAACTTACGCGGGTAACAGTACAAAAATCACTAGGAGGTAGAAATGAGTGACGAGAAACAAGTAGCAATAAAAAAAGAGGCGGGCTTACCTTCATCTATATTATTTGAAGATGATGCTGCGTCAGGTTTTGAGAATGTGAAGACAACTAGTTTGGCTTTACCTATCTTAAAACTTTTACAGAATGGCTCTGGGGAAGCACAGAAACGTAATCAAAATTACGTTGATGGTGCAGAACCTGGTATGCTTTTAAATACAGTTACTAAAAAACTGTACGACGGAGCAAATGGGGTATCGGTTATCCCATGTCATTATAAGTTAGAGTACCAAGAATGGGCTGACTTTGGAACAGGTTCTGGTAGACCAGAAAACATTTTTCCAGATGGATCAGACATTCTAGAATCAACAACTAAAGATGGTGGAGGTAAAGACAGATTAGAAAATGGTAATTATATTCTAACTGTTGGCCAACACTATGTATTGGTTGTTGGAGATGATGGAGGAGCTGAACAAGCTTTAATATCTATGAGTTCATCTCAAGGTAAGATAAGCAGGAAATGGAATTCTATGATGATGTCTATTTCACTTGATGGAAAAAATGGTTCTTACACACCACCATCATTTAGCCACTCTTATAAACTAACAACTGTTTTAAATTCTGGTAAAGGTAATCAATGGTACGGTTACAATGTCGTTAAAGAAGGTCAGGTTAAAAACGCTTCTTTATACGAACGTGCTAAGAAATTTTACACTAGTTTATCCGGTAAATAGTGTGAATAGTAGGCGGCTAAGGGAGACTAAAGCCGCCTACGCTACTGAGTGGAAATGACTGAATTAGATAAATTTATAAATATATTTGAAGGCTTAAACAGTGCCTACGGTCAAACCGTAAAAACAGATCAATTTAGCGAAAAAGGTAAACATAAAACTAAATCATTTACAATATCAAATCCTGTAACTAAAAAATTATGGAGAGAGCACTTAGAGGGCAAAGATCCTGCACTAGGTATTGTGCCAATCAACAAAGAAAACAAATGTAAATGGGGATGTATTGATATTGATACTTATCCATTTGATCATAAAAAATTTATACAAAAACTAAAAGAAAAAAACATACCCATAATTGTTTGTAGATCCAAGTCAGGTGGGGCACATGCATTTTTATTTACAAAAGAATTTGTTCCTGCAACAGTAATGAGAGTAAAACTAAAACTTATTGCATCTGCAATGGGATTTGCAGGTGCAGAAATATTTCCTAAACAAGATTATATAAGAGTAGATCGTGGAGACACAGGTAGTTTCTTAAACTTACCTTATCATGCAAATGAAAGAACAGTTAGATATGCATATAATTTAAATAGTGATGTTTTAAAAATAGATGAATTTTTTAAATTACATGAAGAGATAGCTTTAACAGGGGAGCAATTAAATAATTTAAAAATAGAAAACAAAAAAGAAGAGACAGATCTTTTCAAAGGAATGCCCCCTTGTTTAATTACATTGTTAAGTGATGGTGTACCAGATGGTCAAAGAAACAACTGTATGTATAATGTTGGGGTCTACTTAAAAAAAAGATATCCAGATAAAGAAGAATGGCAAAGTTATATGTTTACTTACAACAAACAATTTATGACTCCTCCGCTGGATGCAACAGAAATAAATACTTTAATAGGTTCTTTAGATAGTAAAGAGTATAATTATAAATGTAAAGATGAGCCGATACATAGTTTTTGTGATGCTAAAAAGTGTGCACTACAACAATTTGGTGTAGGCGACAATGCACCTACGCCAGAGATTACAGAAATTAGAAAATACGATTCTGATCCACCAATATACTTTGCATCTATTGATGGCGAAAGTGTTGAAGTAGATGATGCAACACTGCACGATCCAGAAAAGTTTTCTTTGGCGTGTATGAATCAAATAGGTAAACCAATGATGCCTGTACCAAAACATATGTGGAGAAGGCTACTTATAAAGTTATTTGCTAATTTAGAAACTATACCTGCACCAGCCTCATCTAAATTAGATGTGCAGTTAAAAGAAATACTAGCAGACTATATAAATAAAACTCCAGGTAAAGAATTAAAAGATGTTATGAGAGGTATTGCTTTTACAGATACAGATGGTTTTACTTATTTTAAATTTAAAGACTTTTGGAAATATTTATTAAAAACTAAATCGTGGGCAGAAAGAACTTACCCTAAACAAAAGACGGTAAGACTATTACAATCTTTATTTGAAGCAGAAGAAACATCACCTAAAGTAGGCACAAAAACAATTAGATTATTAAAAATGCCTACTATTAAATTAGAAAGACCAAATCCAAGAACAACTAAAATAGAAAAATCACCATGGCTGTAGTAAAAAAAATAATGGGGCCACCTGGAACAGGTAAAACATATAGACTAGTAAATCATTATTTAAAAAAAGAATTAAATGAATATAATACTAACCCACAAAAAATAGTATATATTACATTTAGTAAAGCTGCAGCAGAGGAAGCAGAAGAAAGAATTTCAGAATTATTTCCTGACAAAAAATTAAAACATATATCTACCATGCATAAAATGGGCAAAGACGAATGTGGCATAGATACAAATATTTATTTACTTAAAAATAAAAAATGGAATAGATTTAAACAAGAGTATCCAGAATGGACAAATATATCTTTTGAAACAAAACCTGATTCAGCAGGTAACCCAATGTATAAAAACAAACATTTAGAAATAATACAATATGCAAGATCTAAATTAATTTCTATAGAAAATGCAACTGTTGAATTACAAAAACATCACGATGTAGACGTAGATACAACAATACAATTAGAAACAGATTTAAAATTATACAAAGAAGGATCTAAGATGATCGAATTCTATGATATGATTAACAAGTTTGTCGAGGAAGAAAGATGTCCTCCACTCGATGTCATCTTCCTCGATGAAGCCCAAGACCTTAGTCCACACCAATGGAAATGTTTTGATTATATAAAATCTAATTGCAAGAGAGCTTATATGGCAGGAGATGATGATCAAACTATCTATGGATTCCAAGGAGCAGATCCTAATTGTTTTATGTTACAAGAAGGAGAAAGAGATGATCAAGAAATATCACGAAGGGTTCCAAGAGCTGTGCATAAAGAAGCTGTTAAAATATTAGATAGACTTAGTGTTAGAATAAAGAAAAAATGGATACCAAGAGATGCAGAGGGTATGGTTTATTATAATCAAATACTAGAGGAGATTGATTTTTCTAAAGGTGAATGGATGATATTAGCTAGAACAAACAAGTTATTGCTAAATATTTCAGAACATTTTTATTCTTTAGGTATGAGGTTTAGTGGTAAAACAAATAAACATTTACCCAACTCTATATTAGAAGTCTATCGAATCTGGACAAGACTAAATCAAGGAGCTTCTGTTTCTCCTGAAGAAGCTGAAAAAATTTACGAACATCTAGTAGTTAAGAAAGGCCATGTAGCAAGAGGTTACTCTGATGGTAGAACCGTGCAGCGAGAAACGAGTGTGGATTTACAAAAATTAAAAAAAGAACATGGTTTATTGATAGAAGGTGATTGGAAACAATTGCATATTCCAGAAGATACAAAAGAATATATGCAAACGTTATTAGAAAGAGGAGACAATTTAATGGATAAATCAAATATACAACTACTTACTTTACATGGTTCAAAAGGTAAAGAATGTGAGAATGTATGTTTGTTCACAGACTATGGTGTTGAAGGACAAGATGAATTTATTTATCGAGCAGCGTATGATGATCCAGATCCTGAACATAGATTATTTTATGTAGGCACAACAAGAGCAAAAGAAAATTTACACATAATGCAACCATCGTCAGATTATCATTACACAATAGGAGAACCAATAGTATGAGCGACATATATAAAAAACAAGTAGGAGGAACTCATTATAAATCTATGGTGATACAACCATCAGAGTTCATAAACAAAAACAACTTGCCCTTTGCAGAAGGAAACGCTATAAAATATTTGTGCAGGCACAAGCAGAAAAATCAGAAAGAAGACTTACTAAAAGCTAAACATTACATTGATATGGCAATTGATAGAGATTATCCAGAAAAACCGAAAGAAGAAAAACCAAATTCGTGGGGAATAACTAAATGATGTTTGAGGCTCAAACGGAATGGATAAGTCCAGAATCTTTTCCGGATCTTAAGGAGCACAAATACATAGCGATTGATTTAGAAACAAGAGATCCAGGTTTAAAGTCTAAAGGTTCGGGTGCATTAGTTGGTGAAGGAGAAATTGTGGGAATAGCTGTAGCTGTAGAAGGATGGTCAGGTTATTATTCTTTTGGCCATAAAGAAGGAAACTTTTTTGAAGAATCTGTTGTTATGGGGTGGATAAAAGAAATATGTGCACTACCAAACGTAAAATTATTTCACAATGCAATGTATGATGTATGTTGGTTAAGAGCATATGGAGTGCAAATAAATGGCCATATTGTTGATACAATGGTTATGGCATCACTTATAGATGAAAATAGATTTTGGTATTCATTAAATAGTTTGTCATTAGATTATCTTAATCAAGTAAAAGACGAAACAGCATTAAGAGCTGCAGCAGATAAAGCAGGCATAGATGCTAAAGCTGAGATGTGGAAACTACCTGCAATGTATGTAGGCTCTTATGCAGAGAAAGATGCAGAGTTAACACTAGCCTTATTTAAAAAATTATCTAAAGAAATTAAAACACAGGATCTTACAAAAGTATTTGATCTTGAAACACAATTGTTTCCGTGTTTAATCGACATGAAGTTTAAGGGAGTACGCGTAGACGTTGAAGCTGCTCATAAATTAAAGAAACAATTAGCATCACAAGAAGAAAAATTACTCCTAGAAGTAAAAAAAGAAACAGGAATAGAGCCTCAAATATGGGCAGCAAGAAGCATTGCCAAAGTTTTTGATAAATTGAAATTAGATTATGAAGTAACCGCAAAAACAAAAGCTCCCTCCTTTACTAAAAATTTTTTACAAGAACATAAAAATCCTGTTGTACAGAGAATAGCAAAAGCTAGAGAAATAAACAAGGCGCATACTACATTTATAGATACCATTATTAAGTACCAATATAAAGGTAGAATACATGCGGATATTAATCCTATTAGAGGAGATAGCGGAGGTACAGTAACCGGTAGATTTTCATATTCTAATCCTAACCTTCAACAAATTCCAGCGAGGAACAAGCAGCTGGGGCCAATGATTAGGTCATTATTTATACCAGAACACAATCACAAATGGGGGTGTTTTGATTACAGTCAGCAAGAACCAAGACTAGTTGTACATTATGCAGCTACAAAATTTAAAGGTGATGATGAGGTAGTTGAAATTGTAGAAAGGTTTCAAAACAATACAGTAGACTTTCATCAAACTGTTGCAAACATGGCTAACATATCAAGAACACAAGCTAAAACAATTAACCTTGGATTATTTTATGGTATGGGTAAAGCTAAATTACAAGCAGAATTAGGTTTGTCTACAAAGGAAGAAGCAGTAAAATTATTTAATAAATATCATGACAGTGTACCTTTTGTAAAAGATCTTATGGATGCAATATCAAGAGATGGCGCTGCATTTGGATATATAAAAACATTTGGTGGTAGAAAATGTAGATTTGACAAATGGGAGATAGCGGAATGGAACAACGGTAAGTTTGTTGCGCCAATGAGTAAAGCAGATGCAGAGGCAGCATATTTTGAAAAATATCCTAAAGCTACAAAAGCAAACATAAGAAGAGCTATGACTTACAAAGCGTTAAATAAATTAATACAAGGTAGTGCAGCTGACATGACAAAACAATCTATGTTAAATTTATATAGAGAAGGTATTGTGCCACACATACAAATACATGATGAATTAGATATTTCTGTTGAATCGGATAATCAAGCTAAAAAAATTATTGAGATTATGGAAAATGCTGTTAAGTTAAAGATCCCTAATAAAGTAGATTATGAATCTGGAAACAGTTGGGGAGATATATATAATAAACCAGGAGGTTAATTATGGAAATGATAAACAAAATAGTAGCAAAAGTTAAGTCTGATAGAAAAGTACAAATTGGAGTAGCGGTTGTTGCGATAATTATAATATATAATTTAATTAAATAATTATGAAACATGGCTTATTTAAATGCAAACATACCTGTGACTTACGCACAGATCAGAAGAGAATATCTTTACGATCTTAAAAAACATCACGGCGAAACTGAAGACTGCATTGTATTTGGCCTTACATCAATTACAGGGCGCCCTATACTCTTTCATGCGATTATGGAAAATGGTGCAATCTTTTATAGATTGCCTATCTCTGCGTTTATACAAAGAGGTTTTGATCCAAAAGAAGTACCTGGGCGTCGACTTGATGAATTGCAGCTATGGAATTGTTTTAGTTACTATCCTGCTGTTACTTCTTATGATATTTTAGATGGGCAATCAGGAAAATATATTGGTAAAGATAAAAAATGGCATTATGGTGCATACCTTTTCACAGTTGACTTTGCACATCCAGAGAGTAATATAGTAGATACAGATCATTCTGAAATACCGCACGAACATAAGTGCGCACATATACTTGCCTTAGATGACGGCAACTATGCGGCACAGCCAAACAATAGATTAATTTGGGACATCCCATCATTTACAGTTAAGGACGAAATTCCTGACTGGAAGGTACAAACAAGTGAATGGAATGTTGAAGATACTCGTAAATGGAGAACAGAGGACACTGATAAATTTTTTTACGAAATTGAGGAGAAGAAAAATGATTAGAAGATTAATTAAAAAATTGATTATAAGACCAATTAGAAGACGTTGGAGGAGACTATTTCCTAATGACCAAGTGTAAAAAATGTCATCACGATTGCCACTGCAATGGAGATCTACACTCAGATGAATATGGATTATGCGCGTGTGATAATTGTGAATGCAAAAGAACGTATAAAAAAGAAAAAGATTACGGCACTGATATGTCATATGAAAATGAGGTTAAATAAAAATAATGGAGATTGGCAAAATGAATTATTATTTTACAGGCATATTAATTATTTTATTATGTTTAATAGCATGGATGGGGCCAGCTTATCCAGGTTCAACACAAACAAATACATCAGGATCTAACACAGCAATTGAAGGTGGGTATACGTCAACTGCCACAACTACATATGAATCTGGTTCTACCAGTACATCAACTACAACAAACACAACTAATTCAGATATAAAATCTGCGCCACCATCGGCTGCAGCACCTTCTTATAACTCTATGACTCAAGACGTTTGTGCTGTTGGAGTCTCTTTAGGTGTTCAAACATTTGGAATAGGTTTGTCTGGTGGCAAACATGTAATTGATGAAAATTGTGAAAGATTAAAATTAGCAAGAATACTTAATGACTTTGGTATGAAGGTAGCAGCAGTTGCTATTCTTTGCCAAGATGAACGTGTTTTTGAATCAATGATACAAGCCGGCACTCCTTGCCCAATAGATGGCCGTATTGGTAAAGAAGCTGAAAAACTTTGGTCTAAATACGATCACGAAAGACCTGATTACGATATATATGTAAAACGTATGAAAGCTAGAGAAAAAAAAGAAAAAGCATTAGCTAAAAAAGCAGCATTAATTGAAAAGAAAAGACTTGAAGAAGAAGCTAGAATGACAAAAGAATTTGAAAAAGCAGATAAAGAAGCTGCTAAAAACAAAGCTAAAAAAAATAAAATAGAAAATTGGAAAGGACCTAAATGATTTGGTTAACGATAATGATAATAGGAGCGGGATATGCGGTTTACTGTATTAATAAGTTTGCTGACGATGTTAGCCTTTACAACTTCAGCAGAAGAAATAACAACAAGTAATTTACTTCCTAATGCAGGAGATGGTGTAGACTGGAACTCTAACTCTACAGATCAAATTAATCCTGGAAGCTCTGGATACGTTTCTAATAACTCTGATTTAAATGGTTTTACAGTTACCTGTCCTACTTCTCAATCTAATTGTGGTTATAAACATAATGTAGGTGGAGATTTTGAAGTTACTGGTACGGCTACACTATCTAAAGACAACATTGCTTTAACTAACAACACTCGTACCCAAGAGATGTTAGACAATGGTATCACTCTTAATAACTACATAGACATTGCAAATTGTGACCATGAAGCTGGTAATTGTGAAGGTGACACGGGAAACACAGATTCACACACTGTAACCATTCAATTAAAAGATTCAAGTGGCACGGTGCTATCAACCACAACTCAAACAAGAACAGATATAGATGGATTTAAAGGAAACTGTAATGGTTATCCAACATCTTCTTCTGCAGGTCTTTCAGCTGACTGTGGTCAATACAATGATCAAGTTATATATAACAATACAGGATCTAACAAAGTAGACTGGTCCTGGAGTGGTACTGATAATAATACAGGTTCAGCAAGTAGAGGTGGCCCGAATCTTTTAGGTGCTAAACTTACAATGACCTATGACAATACTGTATTAGATGACGATACATCAGATGCATTAGATAATGTTGAAGAAGCTTTAGAAGATTTACAAGAAGAAGTTTTTGAGGACATGGAAGAATTTATCTTTGAAGAAGAGACTTTTACTTTCGATGAACAGCCTCAGTTTGAGATGGAAATGCCTATGGAAATGGAAACATTTACATTTGCAGAAGAATTTATAGAGGAGTTCTTTATGGAGATGGATGAAGAATTTTTTATGGAAGATGAAGGTATGTCATTTGAGGATGGCCCAATGGTTATGTTTACAGATGACACAATGATGGAGGAGATAAATGAAGAGAGTAATGAAATCGTTGCAACATTCTTACCAATGGTTTCTGAGGAAGAGGAATTTTCATCTGAGGAATCGTTCGTCCAATCAGATGGACCCATATTCATGGAACCAACCGAGGATGGAGAAGGATTCAGTACAGAAACATTCCAAGAAGAAGAAATGATGGAAGAAGAGCCTATGATGACTGAAACATTTCAAGAGGAGGAGATGATAGAAGAAGAAATACCAGAAGAAGCACCTACAGAAATGGCTGAAGAAGAAGTAATGGAAGAAGAGACTACTGAAATGGCTGAAGAAGAAGCTGTTGAAGAAGAACCTACTAAAATGGTAAAAGCAACTAATGAAGAAAAAGAAGAAGAAGTTAAAGAAGAAAAATCTGATAGCGAGACTCCTAAGAAGTCCGCTGTTCAGACTAAGAAGCTTGCCAAACAAAAAAAGATACAACAGAAAAAAGCTATCGTCAAAAATCTTGACAGAATAATGGATAAGGTTGACAAAGATGTCAAGGATATTTCTAAAAATTTAGCTATTAAAAATATTATAAAAATGGATGCAATGACAAGTGAACAAGCATCTTTAGCTATGTATCAAAATACAGCATTTTATAAGCCAAAAAACATATATTTAGATCAATTAAATATCTTTGATAATAGGCAAATATACCCAAATACAAATCTTGCAACTTATGTCCAAAATGATAAGATGGAAATTAAAGCTAGAAAACTTGGAGAACTTAATCTTAAGAAGCAACAGCTTTTGTATGAATTGGAGATGTTAAAAAATGGGCAAACTTAAAGATCAACTCGCAGGAATAGCAGCTTTAATAGCAGCCATCGTTGCAATAGGCGGTGGTTTCGTCAAGTATGGGGAAATTGTAACTAAATTAGATGCAATAGAATCACAAGAACAATCAGTTGTTGATACTTCAGCAATTGAAAGTTCTATTGCAGTATTAGAAGAAAAAGTTAATAAATTAGAAAACACTGACACTTCTCATACTCATGATTTTGTAAAGCATGATCACCCAGTTGAGCATTCTCACACTAAACCTTTAGTTAATGCTAAAGAAATTGAACTATTAAAAGTTCAAATAGAAGAGATTAAGGTATCTACGTCAAACCCACTAGCAAATTAAAATGGCACTAAAAATTTCAGAAGAAGCCGCTGTGCAAATGCCGATGAAGACGGTAGCCTCGTTGATCTGTATGGTCGCGATTGGAACCTGGGCATACTTCGGCATCATTGAGACGCAAAACAAAATTCAAACTACAGTAGAGTTAATGCAAAAAGATTTAGTAGATCCATCCCTT